CGGATGTAGAAGATGGAGCCGGTCGTCCGATCACGACAGCGCACTATCCGGTGCGTCGCATGACCGGGTGGCGCGGGCTACTATCTTATCTATTTATTTTTCTTTTGGTTTACTATTGTACCTTAACAAGCGCCGAGTCTTGCGGGGACGTCGGCGAACACTTTACTGGCTACGGTGTCCTAAGCAGTGGGCTGGGTAGGGAAGGACCCCCCACCTCATTTGTGATCGACACCTACGAGCCACTCTTGTGTCAGCAACCCGCTAACAAACATGATCCAGGACCGTTGTGCTCCGACCTCCGAGTGCGAGTGTGTTGTGGAGAGCCTAACGAACCACCGGATCATCCCGATTTCATGTCTAAGCTTAAATCGAAAAAACAAACCAAAAAGACCTCTAAGGCAAAAGTCCAAGTCAAGCCTGCGCGTATGATCGTGCGGCCGGCCTTGGCCGCTCGACCGGCAGAGCGTAAAATGTTGGGGGCGAAAAACCTTAAGTCGGCCACTGAAGTGATGGCCGCGCCCAGCAGTGTGGCATCAGTTATGCGAAAGAAGAATCTGCCTCCCGTGGTCATCACCATGCGGGAGGAGATCTCGGACCTCACCTTGGGGCCTGATTTCGCCAACTCACCGCTGTTGATCAATCCGGGTAATGCTGATTTGTTCCCGTGGTTGTCGACCGTCGCCAGCCGCTTCACGTCCTACCGTTTTCGTCGTTTACGGTTTGACTACGTTGCCCAGTCTGACACTTCGACTTCGGGTACAGTGGCATTAGCGGTGAATGCCGATCCGAACGCTACGCCATTCGAGACTGTCAAGGACACGCTCAACCATGCCGGCAGTGCGACTGCCGCGCCGTGGGTCGGCTTCGGTGTCAGCGGTCGGTCGGCCACTTCCGCAAACATCCCCAAGAAGTTCATCGCGGACGTGACTGGAGTGACACCGGGGTCGGGTGTTGGCGGCTTTTTCCAAGACCTTGGTCTTATCGCTGACGGTGTGTTGAACGTCGTGACCGATGGTTTGCGCCTTGTTGGTGCGCCCGTCGGAACCACCCCCGACCCCGTGACGACCGGTAAGATGTTCTCTGATTATGAGGTTGAGTTGTGGGACCCGACCGAGGAGCCAACGCTGGATAGCGGTGTGAGCGCCTTTGGTTATGGTGGCACGACTAACTTCAACATCGAGCGTGAGTTCTTGCCCGGTGATGCTATCAACCCGTTGAAGATTGCTGTTGGTACGTCAGACTACAAGTTTAAGGAGGCCGGTCGTTACTTGGTGTTGGTGTCCACCATTTCGTCTGGTGGATTGTCGCTCAGCCCTGCTGACTTCGTGCTGGAGTCGTCGCCGACTGGCAATACTGACATTGAGCTCAAGTTGTCGAGCTATGACCCGACTGGTGCTGGCGCTGCTGGTATCTTGTACTACTTCTCGTCGGAGAAGAAGGCGCAAGAGATGAAAGCAGCAGTGCCGAAGTTGGGCCCCACCGACCAGTACGGCCATGCTGTGTGGGCTGTGGTCGACGTCAACGTTGCCAACACCGAGTCGAGCCTGCAGGTCACATACACTGGCCCCACCGCGATCTCCACCTCACAGTCGTTGGTGGCCTTCGCGAAGGTTGGTGTGCCGCTCGCTGCGATGTATCGCAGGGCGGCGAAGGGTAAACCACAGTCGTTGGACTGCCCCGTTAGTAAAGGTTTCTTCGTGACTCGGTCGTTGGACCGCGAGCGCCAGGCTGCCATTGGCCTTGCGCGCATCCGGAATGCTGTTGTGTCAGCTTCCGGTAAGGTCATGAATTCCAGTGGTGCTTCGCCAGGTGCTCTCTGCACTGACGAAAAGGGTGCCGTCCCTGATGGCACCGGGCCCACGACGATGATAACGTCGCGTGCGCCCACCCTCGCCGCCGCGCCAGTCGCGACGGCGGCACCGGTGGCCCCAGTCGGCTACGTCATGGTGCGAGCGCCTGCCAAACTCTAAATGGCGGCGCCCGTTAATGTAGTCGCGACTTAGTCGTGATCAATCCCTATTCTGTCGAGGCGGGAACGTTACATAGTCCTCCTGTGCAACACCACAGTAACCTACCGTCGTCGGGCGTGTGTCACTCGGCTTGGCTGCAGCAGTTGGTGCAGCCAAT